TTGCAAACAAGAAAAGAACTGGCAGACGCTTAACCAAATGCCAGATCCATTGCGTAAAACACTGCAAGCGCAGGCGCAACGCATTGACGACACAGAATGTATTCTGTCTGGTCGGACTTGGTATGTTGCATAATTAAAATGCTTAAAGTAGTCTCCGACAACGCCGAACCATCCAAGCCTAAAGGCCGCGTCAGGCTGTCGTCTGTCTCGACATATTGCCCGGTCTGCAAGGCGAACGCATGGATCATGGTCAATATCGGGCCGGCGAATGTCATTGCCGGGACGAAGCCGGTTAGGCAAAGGTGTTGCGTGTTTTGTCTGAGCCATGGGAAGGTGACTACTTGGTAGGCTTTACTGCCTGACCGCAGCATGGGCAGACATTAGCTCGGCGCTTCAATGCCCGGCTGAGGGATGATTGCTGTACTCCGTGCCTCTTCGCGGCTGCATAGGCGGTCATGCCGAGGTCAATATCGGATAGCGCCGCAAGCACTGCGGCTGATTGTGGGCGGCTCATTTGTCAATCTCGAATACCCTGGCATCAAGTTCTATGTCGCCAGAGATATAGCCGGTTGATTGATAGATTTTGATGATATCGATTGTTGCTTCCGGGTAGTCGTCTGCAAACACATCGGCCAGCATTTGCGCTTCTTCCTTGCTGGCGAACCGTTTTTCCTGATCGTTGCCGTTAATCCGAATCTTGAAAGCAAGCATCTCATTCTCCTTGGTTGATAAATCCGCACTAGCAAGCCCGTAGGCTTGGTGGTGGAGACTTAGTTAAATTTGTGTTTCTGCATCAGCACTGAAGTAGCAGCGCGGCAAGGGCCGGTCACATAGTCAAGCAGATGTTCTGCTTCTTCGTCGGTCACTTCTTCGTAAGCCTGCTGCGCTGTGATTCCGTAATGCGCGGCGATGTTCTCAAGAATCATGGCCTTTGACTTGTTGTCGATTGCTGCCAGGAAGTTAGCTGTCGTCATTTCGTTTCCCTCTTTGCGTTTGTTGATCTGATGTAGTGATTATAGTTACTTGCCTCAAGAAAGCAAGTATTCTTTTCATCATCACCGCAAATAGTTCAGAAACAGTCCGCTTGCATTCCGCATAATGTAGTGCTACTCTAATCGCGCGGCGGATTCGTTCGCCCAAAGATTAACAATACGCATGGCGATTGTGACAATTGCAAGCGGCTGACCTGAAATCACGCCGCCTCAGTCGCCAGCCTTATTGGTGAATGCGCAGGCTGATGCGCTGGATCGGTGAAAAGCCGAGTGAGTTGAAGCAAGCCTAAATAAGCCGGAGATCAGCACCGGCCACCAATAACTTATTACCGAAGCCTCGAACCTTAACTGGTCCGGGGCTTTTTTATTGCCTATTGCCGGATGGTGAATGGGTGCTTGGCTCGGATGAGCTATCAATGGCCGGATGGCCTGGGAGTGTTTCATGAAGTTGAAGCTAGACGACAAGGGCAACGTGGTTGTTCAGGATGGCAAGCCGGTATTTGTGCATGACGATGGAAAAGAAGTGGCGTTCGACGCTGTTTCCACTGTCGCAACCATTTCCCGACTCAATGCCGAGGCAAAGCAACACCGCGAACGCGCAGAAGCGGCTGAGAAGTCGCTTAAATCGTTCGACGGAATCGCCGATCCTGATGCTGCACGGAAAGCACTCGATACCGTCTCAAATCTTGACCACAAAAAGCTGATTGACTCTGGCGAAGTGGAAAAGGTTAAGGGTGAAATCACCAAGGCTTTCCAGGCGCAGCTTGACGAAGCGAACGGAAAATCCAAGACGCTGGAACAGGCGCTATATGGCGAGAAGGTTGGCGGGGCGTTTGCCAGGTCCAAGATGATCGCCGAAAAGCTCGCCATTCCTGCCGACATGGTGCAAGCCCGTTTCGGCCAGGCGTTCAAGATCGAAGGTGACAAGACGGTTGCCTACGATGCGTCCGGTAACAAGATTTTCAGCCGCGCACGCCCTGGCGAACTTGCCGACTTCGACGAAGCACTCGAAACACTCATTGAGCAGTACCCGTACAAGGAACACATCCTTAAAAGCTCTGGCGCTTCTGGCGGCGGTGCGCAAGGAAGTGGAACCGGAGGCGGTGGAAAACAAACACGCACGCGCCAGCAGTTCGAGCAAATGATGCCCAGTGAAAGGGCCGCATTTGCCAAGGACATGAAGGAAGGCCGCGCATTGATTACTGATTAAAAGGAGTTACACAAATGGGCGCTCTTACCCTTACCAATCTCATCCCCTCGATTTATGAGGCAATGGACGTTGTTTCCCGTGAAGCTGTTGGCTTTATTCCTGCGGTTGCGCGCGATTCACAAGCCGCTCGCGCTGCTGTCGGCCAGTCCGTCATTTCTCCGGTCGTCGGTCCGATGGCCGCAGAAGCTCTGACCGCCGCTGCGTATGCTGCCGACACCCCGGCGCAGACGATCAACAACGTGCAGATGACCATCTCTAAGGCCCGTTCCGTCCCGTTCGGCGTGACTGGCGAAGAAACTGTCGCTCTGAACAGCGCCGGCACCTTGCAGACGATCAACCGTGATCGTATCGCTCAGGCTATCCGCACCCTGACCAACGAAGTCGAAACCGACCTCGCCGCGCTGCATGTCGAAGCCTCGCGTGCTTACGGCACCTATAACGGTACGCCGTTCGGCACTGCTGGAGATCTGGTTGATTTTGCGGAATCGCTGCGCATCCTTGACGAAAACGGCGCACCGCAATCCGACCGCCACATGGTTCTCGGTTCCACATCGGTAGCACGCCTGCGCGGCAAGCAGTCGGTGTTGTTCAAGGTGAATGAATCCGGCAATGATGACATGCTGCGCCGTGGCACGCTCGGCCAAGTCGAAGGTTTCGACCTGCACTATTCCGGCCAAGTAAAGACCGCTGTTACCGTCGGCTCCGCAACTGCCACCGTCGACGCCACTGGCTACGCTGTCGGTTCCACTAGCTTCACCCTGTCGGCTGCTGCTGTCGCGTTGCTGGCTGGTGACATCATCACCTTTGCCGGCGATACGAATCAGTACGTCGTCAAGACCGCTGTTTCCGGAACGGGCGGCACGCTGGTGATTCAGGAGCCTGGTATCAAGGTCGCCATGTCTGCCGCTACCAAGGCAATCACGGTTGTTGCGGCAACCACCCGCAACATGTTCTTCCAGCGTTCTGCGATTCAACTGGCTACTCGCGCCCCGGCCATGCCGGAAGGAGGCGATGCTGCTGATGACGTGATGCTCGTGACCGATCCTGTCTCCGGCATTACCTACGAGTTCTGCATCTACAAGCAGAAGCGCCAATTGCGCTACGAAGTTAATTTGGCGTGGGGTGCAAAGGTCATTGCCCCGCGTCATTTCGGCCTGCTCATCGGCGCTTAATGAAGTACGGGCGGGGCTTCGGCCTCGCCCATTTCCAAGGATAGATAAATGTCTGCTGTTCCTGTTGTGCGCATTGTTTGGCCGGCTAATGAGGAATACGGCGGCTTCGTTGAAATCAACGAGTCCGACTTTGATCCTGAAAAGCATGTGCTGTTTGAGCAGTGCGCAGAACCGGAAAAGCCGAAACGCGGCCGCCCGCCGAAAGCGAAGGTTGAAGAATGAGCCTTATCACGGAAGACGGCACCGGACGCGATGATGCTGAATCGTATGTCACCGTAGCCTATGCCGACAATTACGCCACTGCTCACGGCCTGACTGCTTGGACTGGAACGGATGCCGTCAAAGAGGTTGCGCTGCGCAAGGCAACTCAGTATATCGACACGACATATAACTTCCGCTCTGCCAAGTCCTACCAATACCAGTCGCTAGAATTCCCGCGCCAGCTTTGGGATTGGGACATGTCGCCGGAAATGTCGCGCCTGTTCGCGGCAACCGTTGAACTCGCAGTCAAGGCACTGACTGAAAGCCTGTTTGCCGATGTAGAACCTAACGTGGTCACGCTCGTTAAGGTCGGGCCGATCACCAAACAGACACGGCCCGCAGATACTTCCGGGCAGAAGCGATTCGCCAATGTGGATGCACTGCTTAAGCAACTGACGACTGGCCTCGGTGGCGTCGCTGTGGTTCGCGCATGAAATTTAATTATGCAGAAATTGCCGCCGACGTAGATTTAATGATTTACGAGGCCGGTCAGTCAATGACGCTGAAAGTGTCGTCTGGCGCTGCCTATGATCCTGAAACAGGGTCTAGCGTCGTAACTTACACTGACCAATCTGCAACTGGCTGCACAGATGAGTTTGAAAAAAAGCTGATTGACGGCACGAAAATACGGATTGGCGACAAACTAGTATGGCTATCGCCAATCGGAATATCAGAGCCAAAGGACGGCGACCAGTTAGTTATTGGCTCCGATACATGGCAGGTTGTTCCTCCGGTAAGTGTGATATCTCCGGCTGGAATTGCCTGTCTGTATGGTGTTCAGGTGCGCAAATGACCTTTGCGCTTGATCTGAGCAAGGCTATCGAGAAGGCGAAGGATAAGGCCGAGCTTGCCGTGCGCGGTATTGCCATTGATCTATTCAACGGCATTATTGAAATGTCCCCGGTTGCTCACCCGCCATCGTGGAAAAGCGTAATTGAGTGGGAAGCAAGGAAAGCCGCTGGAAAGACCAAGGCGAAAAGCCCGGCAGATGGTTATGTCGGCGGTCACTTCAGAAGGAACTGGAACTGTTCTATTGGATCGCCTGATATTTCAACCACGGATGAAACAGACCCATCAGGAAGTATCGCAAAGGCCAAAGTTCATGCCGTCGTTATGAGCTACAAACTTGGCGAACAAAGTGTGTTCCTTTGTAACTCACTTGAATATGCTCAGGCGCTTGAAGAAGGCCATTCTGGACAAGCGCCTGTCGGCATGGTTCGCGTATCAATCGCCCGCATGAACGCTCACGGCTATGTCTGACAAAACCATCCGCGCCGCGCTTGAGAGCAGACTAGCGACATGGGCGGCCACGCAATCGCTCACGGTGCAATATCAGAACGTGCCGATCTCGCAACCGACA